TACCGAGACACAGTGATTGATGAAGTGGCTGATGCCATATTGAAGATGGAAGGGTTTGGCAAAGACACATTGCACAGCTTTGCGATTTACATCAGGGGATTGAAGTGACACAACAAGAATTGATAAAACGCCTTGAGACAACCTGCTTTGGACTTGACCCTATTGACCCATTGCGCTTACTCGTTGACGATGTGATTGCGGCCTTGGCACAACCACAGCGCACATGGGTAGGGCTGACGAACGATGAGTTAACAGACCTTTTCTACAACACCAATTTAGGCCAACAAAGTGCAGTTTCTCAAGCTGTTGCGTTGCTCAAGGAGAGAAACAGTTGATTCAACAAATCCGCACTTTTTATGGTCGCACAAAAGGACTCCACGGCAACAGACAAACCACTGTTGACCAAGGGATTGCATGGCTGTGCTTGAAATGCGGGAAAGTGTTCACTAACAAACGACTGTCTGAAATACACAACTGCACTAGGGAAATCCCTATGGTCAATTACAATAATGTCTGACAGAATACACGCATTGATAGGTTTTTAACAGGAGTGAATGATGATTGATATTAAGCACGAGACATGGGCAGCACTGCAAGACTTCACACCAGATGATGTAGCAGATGCAATTTGCGATAGCAAAGCTATCCTTGAAGCCATCCTTTGTAACGCATGGGCAGATGTTGCAGACATGGTGAGAGCCAGAGTCGAACTCAAAGCCTTGCGTATGGCTGAAATCTCCCTAGAACTGCCAACAACACCTTGGGTTGATGACGAGGAAGAACTCAACCTATGGCGCTTCTATCGCATGGAACGCTTGCAAGAACAACTCAAACAAGAACAAGGTGCAATCCCTACAATCAATCCCTACCACAAGCGAGGCCAGTAATGAAAACCAAGCTCAACCTAGACCGAATTATTGAGGAACACTCAAATGAAGAATACTGTGCTTATTGCATTGAGCCACGCATGGGAGTCGTGTCTTGTTGCGGTGAAAACCACTTTGTCCTATTTTCAGATTTGGACACCGATAGTCAACATGAAATCGCGGCAGAAATTGCGCGAAAAGAAGGCTAAAAAGATGGCATACGTTGGGAAATACCAAAGCGTTGCAGTGCCATCTATACCGATCACCAACCCAGATTTTGGGTATGTGAATGCCGCACAAACCAATGTTGCGGAAACGTGGAAGAAGTTTAAACAAACAGGAGTTAATGATGATCGACTATGCACCACTGCTGATACGAATCGAGCAGAACACGAAGAAGTTGTCGGACAAGTGCCTTCACAAAAAATACGAAGGATACAGTAATGACATAGCCCAAATCCATGCCGACCTGACACATTTAGCAATGTGGATGGTTGCTCAAGAAACAAAAGACATTTTAGATGGCGTATATAGGAGTGAATGATGAATCAAGAACAAGTGTTAATGTTGCTCAACAAGAACGTAAATGAACATACAGAAAAGAAAGCCAACCTTACCTACCTTTCGTGGGCATGGGCATGGGCTGAAGCACTAAAGGCAGACCCAGAGGCTGTCTACAAAGTCGAGATGTTTGGTGACAAGTGTTACATGGACGTAAACGGCACTGCAATGGTGTTCGTCACAGTCACTATGTTTGGCAAACCAATGACTTGCCAACTGCCAGTGATGGACTTCCGAAACAAAGCAATCCTCAACCCAGACGCATTTGCTGTCAACACTGCCATCATGCGGTGCATGACCAAGGCTTTGTCTCTGCATGGCTTGGGCTTGTATATCTATGCTGGAGAAGACTTGCCTGAAGGTGAATCTGGCTCTGACATTGATGTAAACACAATGATTGACCACTTAGCGGCTATTGATGCGGCATCCAACATGGAAGAACTCAAGAATGTCTACACTGCTGCTTACTCTGCTTGCGGCTCTGATAAGGGCTGGCAAAAGAAAGTGATTGATGCCAAGGAAAAGCGTAAAGGAGCGTTGAAATGACTGAAGTTGTACAAGGCTCACCAGAATGGCATCAACAAAGACTGGGGAAGGCTACTGCTTCTCGTATCTCTGACATTGTTGCCAAAACAAAGACAGGCTACAGCACCAGCAGAGCTAACTACATGGCTCAGTTGGTCGTAGAACGCATGACCAACCAAGTGGCAGAGTCTTACTCAAATGCTGCGATGGAATGGGGTGTTGAGAACGAAACCTTTGCCAGAGCCGCATACGAGGCTAAAACAGGCAATATGGTCGATCAGGTAGGTGCTATTGACCATCCTAGTATTCCTATGTCTGCCGCCTCTCCTGATGGCTTGGTGGGTGACGATGGATGCTTGGAGATCAAATGCCCAAACACTGCAACCCACATTGATACTGTCTTGGGTGAAGAACCCGCTAAGAAGTACTTTGACCAGATGCAGTGGCAGATGCGATGTGCAGACAGAAGTTGGTGCGATTTCGTGAGTTTTGACCCACGAATGCCTAGCCATCTTCAGTTGTTCATCAAAAGAATCGAGCGCAATGACTTGTATATTGCAGAACTCGAAAAAGAGGTTATCCAGTTTCTTGCGGAAGTGGACGACAAAGTTAAAAAACTCAATGAAATTAAGGTGTAAATATGGAACAGCGTGACAACAGCGGAGTACTTTTTCGCAACGACAAAAAAGAAAAAGAGTCTCATCCTCACTACAAAGGAAACATTCGTGTGAATGGTCAGGAATACTGGCTCTCAGCATGGATTAAAGAAGGCAAGAACGGCAAATTCATGGGTTTGGCTCTCAGTCCTAAAGAAGAAACTGCTCAAGCACCACAAGCCAAGCCTAAAGCTGGCTTTGATGACATGGACTCGGACATCCCTTTTTAGAGTCTGACTGAATAAGAGGGAAAGTAATGCTGGCATTCGATACGCAAGGCAATTGCACCAGTGTTACGAGTACCTCACCTTTTTAAACAGGAGTGAATGATGAGTAAATTAGACGATATACATTTTGGTGGTGGCGTAAAGAAGTTCTTTGACTTGCCTATCTTTGGTCGAGTGAGAAATTCAGACCCTATAACCAGCTTTGAAGCAGCAGATTCAGCTAAAGACTTGGCATCCAAGCACTTTGGCATCATTGTGGACTGTTTAAAGGCTCATGGTGCGCTTGGCAAGGATGGGATAGCCCAACATAGCGGCTTAGACCCAAATCAGGTCGCAAGGCGTTTAAACGAGTTGTCCAACATGGGATTTATTGAGTTGACAGGACGCACAGTCAAGTCAAAATCAGGACGTAATGAACGTGAATGGAAGGTAAAAGGTGCTGAGTAACGTCATCAACATCTTGCTTGTACTCGCATTGGGAGGAGCAGTGACGCTACTAGCTGTAGTCGCCCTGCTCTTTTTTCTAGACGATTAGGCCACCAAACCATTCAAGTAGGTGGTCTTACCCGCAACCTTGGTGGCAGTCAATTCCTGCTTCTTCAGGTTATTTGGGTCGTAAGACACATGAACCCAACCACTGTCAGGAATGCCCGGAGTGTAGAACTCAAGGATAAGTTGTGTGTACTCAAGGTTATCCATAATCCACTGAGCCAAATCAGCATTGGCAACACCAACAATCTCGATGTCAGCCGCCATGCCCTTGCAGTGGTCAGAAGTCTTAGAGCCACCAACGGCAGCATTTGACTCAGGACTGCGATAGGCAGAGTTAACAGAGACAGACTTTCCATAGTGTTCACGAACTGGTTGCAACACCATATCGCAAAGGGTTTTCAAGTTCTCCAAAGCCTGTTCATCAGGGGTATTGTCCAAGCCCAATCGGGTGGCAGTATCTGACTTTGTAAGTTCTTTGAGGGTGAAGTTTGCTGACAGGTTCATTGTTTCTCCTTTAAGGTTTCGTAGATGGATTCGTAGGCTTGTTGACAGGCGGTGAGTTGTCTGATTGCTTCGTCTCCATCGTCTGTGATGGCGATAAGAGTTTGAGCAGTCGTTGCGTCAAGTTCGCCTCCCTCTTGACTGCTATCTCCTGTGGCAACGGCGGTATCTGAGGAGGTTTGTACGGGGCAACTGGTTTTGACAGGGAGCCGCAACCGCAAAGCACCAGAGGCAATAGCCAAATCACGCTCTTTTGAAATCTGTCTTGCTTTCTCATTTGATGTCCTTAGTGCCGTAGCTGTTGATGTCACTGCTGTTGCCAAAGCAACCTCTTTTGTCCTTGCAATAGCGTTTAAACGAGCAATCTCTAGTTGTTGAGAGACATTCTCATCATGCTTGCCCTTGAAGTAACCACCCCCAAAAGAAATGGTTACAGACAAGACAAACCCTAAGATTACCCAAGGGTTAAAGATACTCATGGTGCTGGTGGCTCATCATTGTCATTGGCCTCTGCCTTAGCACTAGCATTGGCAATAGCCTTGACACCAGAACGACCCGCTACACCACCCAACACACCAGTGATAAACACCATGATGGTGCTAATCTGTTGCGTGTAAACCTTGTCAATTGCCGCCATAGCACCATTCATAGGCTGAGTGACAAAAGAGACTGAGTACAGGAACATACCCATAGAAGCCAACAGAATGGTCACCAAGACCACGATAACGAATGCCCATACCCTGACCTCGATTTCGTCTGCGGTCAAACGGTTGTTTTGCTTGTATCCAACGGTTGCCATTACTTTTTCTCCTCTGGTTTGACTAACATATCAGGACAAGTACCTGTAGCGGTACAAATCGGCGGCTTACATTCATCCAGTTCCCAATTCAGCGGGTCTTGGCAAGGGTAACGAAATCTATCCGAACAACCAGCCAATAACCCGCAAAGGATACCAACACAAATGGTCAGCATCACTACAGAAAAGTCATGTTTTGTCATTTTTGCGTTTCTCCTGTTCAATTTGCCGTCTTAACTTCTCTACCTTCTCAAGCTGTTCCTTGACCTCGTGCTTGGCCTCAAGGATGTCCAAGTACAGCATCGCACCCAAAGGCAAGAGCAAGGCCACCAACACACAAGCAGCAATCCATCCCATTATGCTTTCCCCCAACGACTCACTAGGAGAAGCCACAGCCACAGGTAGAGGAGGAATATAGTAGTTGCCGCTAGGTACGCTAGTTTTAGCTGGAAGTTTCTTTCTTCCTCCTTGCGTTGCCATACTTCTTGCCTCTTTTTCGCCTCTTGTTTCATCCTAGCTTGATCTTGCTCCTCCTGAATGACCTCTTTCATGTCAAAGACTGAACTGTACAAAGCACCCATCTCAGGTGGACTCTGGTAGACCATTGTTTCCCTGATCTGGACAACAAGCCTGTCCATCTCTTGTTGAGCCATCACTCTTTTGAGTGCCGCCTCCATGTGGTTTTGATCTGGGTCGTAGACTGTTCTAGACTTTTCTTCTTCTTCTCGTATGTGTGCCGCAAGTTGTTCTTGAAGTTTGAAGAACTCAGTGAGGTTCTTAACAATGTCCACTTTGACTTGAGTTTCGTCAACAGCGACATAAGCAGACTTTTTAGCCTTTGCAACAGGCTTAACAGCTTTAGGCTTGGGACTAGAGCCAAAGAAACCGCTAAGTTTTGACCAGAAACCTTGAACCTCTCTACCAATAGCGATAACTTCATCCGCAGTGGCTTTAATCTCCACAAAAGACTCTTTAGCTTGTTTGTAAAGATCACAGCCAGCTTGGATGTTCTTAACAAGACCAGCCGCAAGTAAACAGATGCTGATAGGGTCAATTTTGTGTCCTTATTCTGCGGGCGTATATTCGTAAAAAGGTTCTGTTTGTGGCTCTACTACTTCAGTTCTACTGAATGTTGAAGTTGCACCAAGATAACCCGATCTCAATGTAGCCAAACCAATTGCTTCTCCAACATCTGATAAATCCAATGATTTGATAGTATCTTTAAGATTTACTTCTTTGCCTTTTTTGCTTATGATTTTTGATGATGCTTCAATGATTTTCTTTACGCCATTTTCATCAAGAAACAATGTTCTGTGAGCATCTTTTGTTGCTTGATCAATGTTTGCTTGACCAATTAATGAAGTAATTCTAAAAGCCTTGTTAAACGTACTTGCAATTTGATTTACTAAAATGCCGCTTATGCGTTGTAAAGACACCCCTCCAAGAACTTGTTTTTCTAATTCAGATGTTTCTTTAGCCGCAACACCTTTTACAACATCATCTATGTCAATTTTGTTGGACAAACGAGCGACATCAGACAATGCAACCAAATTATTAAAATGTTCTTTACCAAACACTTGAGTAAATGCCTCTTGGTTTTTTTGTAAATAATCAAATGGGTCATTGGTAGAGAGCATCTTGTTAACTAAGCCATTTTTAACAGCAAGTTTTACGTTTGTTTGCTCTTCAGAAGATAGTTTTTTTAAATCAACAAAAAATTTATTTCTGTATCCTATGCCAGTTGGACTTGTCATCTTTGAAACAATTGATTTAACACCACCTTCATCATAGTTGGATAAGAAACTTTCACCTAAATTTTTTCTTGTCTCTTTAGCCGCATCATCTATAGCAACCTTTTCAGACGCTAAATATTGGCTTTTAATTGCGGCATTATCTAATCTTTGTTTTAGTGCAGGAAGTTGATCTATAACGTCACTGTAGCCACCATTGTTGCTAGTTTTGCTTAACAATGATTGGAGTTTTGCAGGGTCGACATAGCCATTTTTGTCTAATGCTTGGTTGTACATTTTGGACATAACGGCTTTTTCTGCCAAACTAGTACCTTCATCTCCAGCAACACGCAAAAACTGCGTCATGGCTGTAGGACTTGTGGCAATCAACGGCGCAATTTTCTCTGAGTAGTCAAGAGAACTGATCTTTTTGATCGCCTCTGCATCTCTAAAAGGAATTCCAACTTTGTTGAAGTAATCAGTATCCAGATTGGTTATTGCTTGACCAAAAGGTATTTTTTCACCCCTAAAGTCAACCTGAATATCACCACTAGCGTTTTGAACCTTGTCCAATGCTTCATCAACTCTTTGTTGTAAAAGAATCAGTTTTGCTTTTACTGCGGGGTCTTTCATTGTTCTTACGTCACTAGCCACACGCCTTTTTAATGAATCTAAGCTAGTGATGTCTAAACCTACAGACAAATCAGGGGCTGTTGTAGCTGGCAAAGTTGCTCCAGCCTCAGTTGGTGTTGTTTGTTTACGCAACGCTTTAAACTTTGACGACTGCTGATTGAGAAGTCTTAACAAGTCAGAATTGCGCCCCCAAGGGTCTTTATTAAACAAATCAAAAGCAGTATTTAGCAACTGTTGTGTATCTTGCGCTGGCAACAAAGCACCTTGATTAGATGCCTGACTTAGGACTGAATCGTACTCAGGTGAAAGTGCTTTTCTTGCGGCGGTTTCTTTAGCCAAAACAAGATTTTGGATTGATGTGCCAATTTCTGATGGCTTGGTTGCACCAGTAATGTCAAGATTTGCTGTAATCTTGTCTATTTGATTGTTGATAAACCCAATGCGCTTATCTTTATCAACCTCTTGTTCTGCAATTTTTGTTTTTGCAGATGGTATTTCTGCACTTGGAGCGGGGTAAAGTTCATTAGCTTTTTTGTTAACTGCTGTTTTTAAATCTGCATATAGTTGTTTAACTTCAGTGGCAAAAGCCAAATCATCTCTTGCAAGTTGCTCTAATTTTCCTTTCAAGGTAATGTTGTCTATACCTGTTACAGCCGCAGCGCCTTGTTTACCAGTAACAAAAAGCACTCTGTCTTGCACAGTTTTAAGTTTGGCTTGTAAGTTAGGATCGGCATCAATAGCTTGTTTAACTAAATCTTGGGCTTTTGATATGCCTTCTACATTAGCCATGTCTGCAATATCAAAGTCCTTTGGATCAAATTGTGCTTTGTCAAATAGTTTTTGACCCGCAGTTAATGTTCCTCCACCCAAAAGAATAGCAGTTCCTATACCGCCTATTATTTGACCCGTCGAACCTGCTATTTGACCGCCAACTTCACTACCAAATTCACCGCCAACACCAGCAGTACCACCCGCACCTAATTGCAAACCAACTCTTGCTCCTTCACGAGAAAATATGCCTTTTGACAACAAACCCAATCCTGTCTTCACACCTCCTAAACCAAATAAATTCAAAGGATCAAATATTCCTTCTGCGGCAGCCATTGCATATTTTTGTCCTTCAGTTGCAGGGCGCAATTCAGGTCGTAAGCCCAATCCACGGCTAAATCTATCCATTGCTTGTTCTGTTGCTCCTTGTGGAGGTAGCTGTGATGGAAATTCACTTTCACCAAGAGTTCCATAATAAGTACCAGCCGCACTTATTGCCGCAGGTATCCTAGTAACAGTTCTGCCAATTGCTTCTTTTACAACATCGCCCATTGTTGGAGGAGTTGGCTCATCACCAATCATTTGCAATGGTGGTGGTATTTCTTCCGCAGGAGTTGGAGCCGCATTTGTACGCATAGATTGAGCTATTTCTGCCAATCTACGAGCGTCATCTGCATTTCCAGCGGCATCGGCATTACGCAATGCTTCAATAACTTCGTTATAAGTTGCCATAATTACCTCAAGGTTTTGGTTTCAAGTACTTGTTTATCAAATCATCATCTGAAGATTTTGCAGTTGGAACTGGTGTTTTACCGCCTTTTGGATTTATCAATTTAAATTGAGCTAGCTTTTTATCAAGTTGCTCAATGGTTGTTTGATAATTTGGTGATTTATCGTAACCAAGTTGTGCGGCTTGATCTTCAATAAATCTCTTTCTTTCTATCAATGCGCCACGATACAAAGCAACAGCATATTGCTCTGCTTGGGCTTTTGTAACATCAGTTTTCTTGCCTGTAAAGAATCCAACAACATCTCCTGCAATTCTTTCGTCTAAGCCACCAGTTCTGGTATAACGTTCAATGTCTTGATTAGACATATTCTTCCCCTCACCAGTTAACCTTGCAATTGCGGCAGGTAAAGAAGCGGCAGAAAAATTGTTTTGAGTAGAAGTTCTAATAGTTTCAATTGCAGTTGGCGCATCAGAAAGAATTGACGATGTTCTAGTCATCAATGGATCTTTGTTAATGAATTCACTAAACTTCAACCAATCTTTAGGCTCTACTGGCTGACCAGGCAACACAATCTTAGGCGCATTACCTTCACCCAAAGATTTAATTATTGCATTAACTTCAGCAATTTTTGATGCAGGAGCATTAGACGTTATTAAAGTATCACGATATTTTTGTAGTTGTGCAATTTGCGGAATTGTTTCTTTGTCTGTCTGTTCAAGTTGTTTTGCAACTTCTGCGGAAAATTCAGGTGTACCACGCACAAATCCCTTTGATTCAGCAATTCTTTCAGCAATTTGTATTTTGTCAGGTGTTTTTTCTTGTCCAGCTTTGAGTGTAAGTTGGTCAAAACGCTGTTTAAACGCATCTTTAAACGCTTGAGTATCAGGAGTGCCAAACTGACTTGCATATTCCAAAGCATTACGTTGCTCATTGGTCATCTTTTCAGCACCAAGTTGAGTAGCACGAGCCATCTCAGTCTTTGCTTTACGACCTTCTTGAGCAATAGCCATTGCAAACTCATTGTCACCAATCTGAGCAGCCACCTGAGCCACCTTCATAAAAGACTCAGGGTCGCTTTGATCTAATCGACTAAGCAAAGCATTGCGTCTGCTAATCATGTCTAGTTGTGGGTCAACACCACCCAAAGCACCACCAATACCACCACCCAACTGGTAGCCAGCCTGACGCATACCGATAGCGGCTTGTTGGAATGGGTTTAATTGAACTTCATTAGCTGACCGTTGGCGAAACTGAGCCAACTGGTTTGCTTGATATTGTTCAGGAGATTGAAACAATCCTAAGATTTCTGATGTCGCCATGTCTTACCCCTTATGTTCCAAAGATTCTTATGATGTCTTCTGCTGTGTATGTTTTTTGTTGTGGCTGAACACCAAACGCATTATTCAAGGCGCTACCCACCATTGGATTCTGAGCAAAACCAGACAACAAGTTACCAGATGCAGAGTAGGCATTTGCTGGAGCCATAGTAGCTGCGGCATTGGTAATACCTTCACTCAAGAATCTACCGCCAGCCGCTGTACCAGCAGTAGTTCTACCGCCTAACTCAACACCCAAGCCAAAAGGTCTTTCTGCAAGGCTCTCAAGTGCTGCTGATGTATCCATAGCAGTAGCGAATGGAGCATAAGCCGCTGTTTGACCAGTGTAGTAACGACCTTGCAAGTTAGCACCAGTATCAAACAAACCAGCACCAAACTGAAGACGCTGTTGAGCCGCTTGGTCTGCTTCAGCCGCCAATACCAAATCTTGTTGAGCCAAAGAGTTGTAGTAAGCCGCAAGTTCAGGACTTGTAGCCATCAGGTTACCGCCTTGAGCAGTAGCCGCACCACCACGACCTTGTTGGAACAGTTTGTTTTGCAACTCAGCCAATTGATTCTGTCTGCTAGGACTAATCAATGCTTGTTGTTTAGATATGTAGTCAGCCGCAGCTTGGTCAGGAGACTTAGCCAAATACTGATTACCCAAACTAAACAGGCTCTGTGCCGCACCAGTCAAAGGCTGATAAGCGGCTCTTGCACCCTCAATGTCAGTCATGCCTTGACCAGCCAATGTAGACAAACGGTCTTGGTAACCCCGAATCTCAGGACTTGCCGCATAACCAGCACCAATGACATTGCCTTCAGCATCAGTCGTAAAGGCTGATTGACCAAAACGAGTCGTTACGCCAACAGGACGGAACTTAGCTGCATCAGCGGCAATACGAGCAGCTTCAATTTGAGCATCAGCAGAAGTTTGTGCGGCTTGTCTAGCTTGCTCTGCCTGTTTGTTAGCGCCAGCACTACTTAGCAATGACTGAACACCAGCAACACCAAGTTTTCCAACAGTGTCTGGAGTTAGTCCAGTAAAACTAGCTACTTTATCAACCACACCACCTAACAAGCCTTTTGAAGCAACTTCACCACTTAACTCTGCAAGTTGCTGACGGCTAAATTCAACTGGAGCATTACCACCAGCAGAAGTACCAGCAGGGATAATTCCTGAATCACCTCCAAGCAACCCGCTACCAGATACTGCTTGTGAAATTCCAGCCACACCACCTGCTAAGACCGCATTCTTTAAGATGTCTTGCGTTGAATCTCCAGAAATAGCACTAGCCGCACCACTTAGAGCCGCTGCACCAGCAATACTAGCTGTAGCCGTACCAACAGCCGCACCAGTAATTGAAGCGCCAATGGCAGGGATTAAAGCAGGGAATGCAATTGCCGCAACAGCCGCAACAGGCTTTGCTACCTTCTGAACAAACTTTTTAAATTTTTTCCAATTTGCCATGTCAAGCTCCTAACTCGCCAGAATCAATCATTTCTTGAGCCATTTTTCCAAGAGTGGCAAAAACACCAATAAGTTCATAGTCAATATCTGCTTCCAAATCTTCAGCTTCAGCCAAATCACTATCAATAATGGCTTGCAATAATTGTGGATACAAAGACTTATCTTGCAAAACACGTTCAGCCAACTGACCAATGCTAATCAAGGTTTGAGGGCTAACACCCTCCTCTTGCATGGCTTGTCGAACCATCTGTTTTGTTTCTGCGACTTGTTGTGCTGTTGCCATTGTTCTTCTCCTTAAATAGTGCCATTAGCAATCACGTTGCCCAACACAGTGAAATTACCACTAGCATCAATCTTTGCAACAGCAGTAGATGAGTTGTAGATGTACAAGACGTTAGATGTCTCTACAAACGAGAAGTTCGTAAAAGTACCATCAGCCTTGGTTGCAATGGCAGTCTGAATGTTTGTAAATTCAGTGTCAATCTCAGAACCCTTGACAACCTTACCCGCATTGCCAGAAGCCAAAGCATCTTTAGCGGCGAAATTCGTGGTTTTTGTGTAATTCACAGTATCTCCTTAAACCGTTTTGCCATCTTTGGCTTGAATCTCAATCTTTTGAATGCTGATTGGCGAACCATTGATCTGCACTTCATATCCAGTCTGCACAACATTACCAAACCCTGATGCTGGTGCAGTCAACGTACTCAACTGAATGCCAGCAGAATAGTAAGCAACAGGAACACCATTAGCACCATACTCTGCCGTTCCATACTCAGCAACAGTAGTAACAGGAATGTCCAATGTTGCAGAATAATACTGACCAGAGAAGTCGTAGCCCCACTTGATGATGAAGCCTTGATTAGAGCCACCAATAACAACCACCGAAATCCTCTTGAGAACAGATGTAACCTCTGACTCGTTAAGGTTTGCGTAGTTGGTAAAGTACTGCATACGGTATGAAGTAGCATGGTCTAGATAAGTACCATACTTGCCAACATAACCATTCTTACCAATCAGCAAGTCACCATTGCGCTTAGAGTACAGAGAAGTAGGCTCAATCGAGTCCCAAGTAGTTACCCTTGCAGAACCATCTTGTAACTGTGCCTTTGTATCAAATACATAAGTTACCTTGGTAACAGGCAAGTTCAACAAGTAGAAACCGTTAGATTCTGAGTAACAACCTTTGATGTTTGCCAAGACTTCAGAGCCAACATTGGTCATCAAGTCATTACGCACGTTCTTTGACAAGTCTCGCAAAGGTGCAGACTTCTCTTGAATAGTACGCAACAGACTACGCACACCACTGTTTGACAAGAAGATGATGTCAGTGCCAGTAGTAGCAATAGAGTCTCTAGACAAACATCCAATCTCTGCAATGGTGTCAGCCAATGACATGGTGGATGGTGTTGTAGCACCTTCATAAACCAAGATTTGACGCTTGCCAAACACAAAGAAGTAATTGTTGTGAGCAGCCAAACCCATAATCTGATCTGCACCGTTAGGCCAAACTCTAGACACATCTAACGTGCCTGAAGTGCCACCAGTCCACACATGACCAGCCAACAAGTCAGAGAATGTGATTGTTACGTTGTCTGTGGATGTCTCAGCAACCCACAAGCGACCAAACGCAGAAACAGCAATGTTTCCAAGTGGCACAGTACCAGCATAGCCAGTCTTCTCTGAAACTCTGCGATATGTTGTGGTGCTAACAGCAGGGTCATAGATCAAAGGCGTATGACCAAGCTGGAAGAAGTAAGTGATGCCATTCAAGGATGCACACTGCCAGTTACTAGCTGTAATGGTAGGAGCAGTACCCCCTCCCCCATAGGTCAACTCGACAACAGCATTGCTTCCATCCAACTTGAATAACTTATTGTTGCCAGCAAAGAGGGTGGTCAGAGTACCGTCAACTTGGACTAATTCATGGATAACACCAATGTTGTTTGCACCAAGATTGCCTGAAGATGAGTT